GCGTCCACCTGATGGACATAATAGGCATTATGTGAATTTCACTATTGAAATTTTTACTTATTGACTGTGCTTGAGATGGGGTGGGGCAGGTAATGCTTGCGCCTACTAGTAACGTTGCCGCTGTTGCCGTTAGCCGTTCTAGCATTGATTTCCAGGCTGCGCGTTCTGTCGGTGATTCTGCTCGTTCTGCGTGTATTTTTGCTATCCATCTAGGGGCGTCTAGTTTTCCTATCGCACATAGTTGTGCGATCCGCTCGTCTGCTATAGGCGCTGTTCCTTGTCTCCATTGGTGGATTGTTTGCCTTTTGATGCCTATTTTTTCCGCTAGGCGGTTGTCTGAGCTGATTTTTGTTTTTTCTCTTACTTGATCTATTAACTCGTTCACGCTTTTCATGTCACATGATTTCTTGACTTGTCATGTATCTATGTTACGTTCTTGTTGTCACATTTTTATGTGACACCACCTCTCCATTCATCCTATCCTGGATGGGGAGGTGTTCTAAGGCAGGGTAGGGCACGGTAGGAGTGTTGAGATGATGAGAGTAGAGACGCGTAATCCACATGACGGTATGTGTTTTGAATCCTTAGGTGAACCATCTGCGGTTTCTGGTGTTCCGGTGACTGATCAAGGTGACTCTTGTAGTACTCCTTCTAAAGTTGATCTTTGGGTCGCTGGTATTGAAAAGGTAATGGAGGAGTTAGTTTTAGTTTCTTCTCGTTATGCTGATTTAGGTCTTGGTGATTTAGACATTGAGATTTTTAAATATGGAGATAGTGTTAATTCAGCTCTTTTAGACGCTTATTGTGATTTGACCCTTCTTTTAGATCATGTACAGCATATGCGTCAGGCGGCGGTGTCAGATGTCTAGGTTATCTGTTTTAGATTCTGATCTTCTTTTTGCTCACCAGTATATTGATTGTATGAATATATCTGTTTCAGATCTTGAAGCTACTGTTGAAAAAGTTCAGGGCGCGCTAGTGTTGCTGTTTCGTGTTGCTTCTAAAGCTTCAGATGAGAAAGTATTAGATGCAGTTCAGCTTATGTATATGTATTCGATGGATATTGTTTCTGAGCTTGAGGAAGTAAAGAAACATTTATCTTTTCTTTCTTCGGTATATACGAGGTGAACTATGCGTATTACCGATACTGAACGAGGCGCACGCATGGCATTGAATATTGCTGAGATGTACGTTCGTCAATTGGATTTTTGGCCAGATAGTTTACCTCAGCAGTTTGATTTTTGGTTGTCTGTGCGTGCTGCGGCATTGGATCAACTGGACGAGTGTTATTTATTAAGGCGATCATTAGCATGATTGATGTCTTTACTCTTTTCTTAGTGGTTACTGCCGGTATTTTTAATCTTTATGCTACACGCTTTGTGACTAGAGAGTGTGTCCTTTTGTTTTTATCTCTGCACTTTTTTCACTTATTCTAGCTTCTGTTCTTTTGTGTTTTAAGCTTTTTGGAATTTCTCGGTTTTAATAATGTTTGATTTATGGAACTCCGAAAAACTTAGTTTTGAATGTCTCTTTTTAGTTAGGTTAGCTATTGCTCTCTTTATTACTATTCTTTCTGGGGTTCTTTCATGCTTTTTCATGTTTCTAATTGTTTGGTTTTGCTTTTCTGCCTTTTCGTGGGTGCTAATTCCCATATCGTTCCTTATTTTTGTTCATTACGTTATTCAGGTGATTTGTGAACAAGTATAGTTGTTTTATTTAACTTTCTGTTCTTTTTTTTACATAGGTGTTTTATGTCTCGTCGCTCTTCTTCGTGTGATTCTGCGGTCCATGTTGATTTTTTGGAGCGTGAGCGCCGTGCTGCGCTGAAGAAGGCTGCTTATTTATATGAGACGCGTCGCGATCGTGTGAATCCGTCTTATGTGTTTCCCGCTCCGTCCGGTGAAAAGGGTTCAGGCCCGAACAGTAATACGGGCCAAAAGGGTGTTGTTGGGTCCTATCCTGTTTCTATTGATTATTTGACCGTTGTTTTTAGTTATGCTCGTTTAGCAGAGGCGGGTTATTTTGATGAGCCTCGTTTTCTTCTCTACTTGTTATTTGGTTTGAATCCTGATGATGTCATTGTGGGTTCTCATACGTCTGTGCGTTGGCATTTTTATAATTCAAGTGCTTCTATTCTAGATTCTAATGGTGATCTAGTTGGCAAGATTGGTTGGGATGGAAATGCGGACTCGTATTGTATTAGTTTGACGGGTTCGGCTTGCCGTTATATTCATGATTGGTCAAAGGTAAAACGTTCATTGGCTTCTTTGGATGCGCGTATTACTCGTTGTGATGTGGCTTATGATGATTATGACGGTAATTTGGGGACGGTGCGTCATCATGAGGCGCTTGCGCGTGAGCATTTAGCTCCTGCCGGTGGTTGTCTGTTGTTTTCTTCTGGTGGGACTCCTCCGCGTACGCGTTTTTTAGATGATCATGGGGGAGGGTCTGGGTGTACGTTGTATGTGGGGCAGCGTGGGCATAAGCAATTGTGTATTTATGAGAAAGGCAAGCAGCTCGGTGTGGCTGAGTCTCCCTGGGTACGTTATGAGGTGCGTTTATATGCCAAGCATGCGGTGATTCCTTTTGATTTATTAGAGGAGCCTATGCGTTATTTGCGTGGTTCTTATGATTATTTGTGCCAGTTATTTTCTTCTGTTGTTGTTTCTCCTGTGAGTCGTCTTCAGACGGTGGTAAAGCATGTTGAGGCCACAGGTGAGGCGTTGGTGCGCTGGCTGCGTCGTCAGGTCGGGCCTGCGTTGGGGGTGTTGCGTCAAGCGTTAGGGTGTGGGTTTTCTGATTTTATTGTTGATCGTGTGGAGCGTCCGGGCTTGCCTTCTCGATTTCGGCGTCTTTGTCGGGCAGGGGATTTACCTGCGTATTTGCGGGAGACGTTAGCGGATTGTCCTGTGGGCGTGTGTGTCTAGGTCATTGTAGATTTCTTTTAATTTAATGATTAGGTGATTTATGTCTATTGTGAGAGTGAAAGATAATGTTGTTATTGAACGTTCCGTAAATACTAAGACAGCAGGGGTGCAGATTTTTCGGGAACAGCGTGCTGCTGTGGTGATGGGAGGGGCGTATGAGACTGTATTTAGTTTGAAGTTGGGTTTGGCTTCTGTGTATCCCCCGGGTGAATATTTAATTCATCCTGATTCTTATGGAACGGATGATTATGGGAATTTGGTGTTAAGACGTCTTAAGTTGATTTCTTTATCTTCTGCATTAAAGGACTTTTCTAATAAGGAACCTGTTTCTGTTGTTTCTTCTAAGGTCACTTGATTAGTGCCGTGTTATCGTTTTTTGTTTTAGTTATTTTTTTGTTTTTGTGTTGGTGTGTAGAGTTTTTTTTGTTGTTTTTTGTTGATTATGTTTTTTTTCTTGTTTTGGGAATGTTTGTTAAGTCATGGCCCTCTGCGTCTCTTTAAAAGCTGATGGTACCTTGGTTGCTACAGGTCAGAGTGTGTCTGAGTGTACTGGGTATGTATTGGTGAGTGGGTCAGAGTATGGTGTTTATCAGTTGGTGCAACGTGTGTTTGAGGTGCCTGAGATGAAAGCTGTTATTCAGACCTCTACTGCGGTGGCTTTTACTGTGATTGGTTGGTATGTCGTGGCGCGTATTATCGGCACCGTTGCGACATTTTTTGATAGCCGATAATCAATAAACGAGGTGATGTATGGCTGATATTTTATCTGGACTTGATGTTAAAGCGGCGGCGGCGGCTCTCATTGGTGCTGCTGCTTTGATTGCATTGGTTGGTTTTACTAAATGGGGTGCGAAAAAAGTCGCGGGTTTCTTCGGTTGAACTATCTTGAGCGACACTTTTAGTGTCGCTCTTCACCGGCTGGTGGGGAGGTGCACTGTGATGATTACTTTATTCTCTTGTTTTCTGGGGGCTTTGTGTGGCTGGGCCGCTGTTAAGGGGCTGGATGCTTCATGAGTATTTTTCGCATACTCGTTTTTTTGTAATTCTTTTTATTTCTCGTTTTAGTTTTGCTTGCGAGATCGGTGAGCCGCATTGGGATCCTAATCAGTGTTTAGATAGGGGGGAGGCTTATGCAGTTGCTAGTGCAAGTTATCAGCTGTGGCGTTCTAATGAATTGAAGGATAGTAATATTCCTGGTTTGCAAGTGGTTGATTGTCCTATGACTGATAATGGTCATGTGATTGGTTTCGGTGGTTATAGCACTGCGCCTGGTCATCCTTCTTCTAATAGTTGTGATAGTAGTTTGGTCTATTTTCAGAGGGGCTATCCTGAGGGGAAAACGTGTCTTACGCGTTCTCCTAAATCACTTCTTGGTTTAACGCTTCCTTCTGGTGTGCGTGTTCCGTCTACGGCTTGTTATGATGGGTGTTCTTATGATTTGGATCGTTCTCACGGAATCATTGGTGTAGGACAGGATGACGGCAAGGTTAGGTATGTTTTACCTGGTATGACGCCTAATGGGAATTTGTGTAGTGTTTCTCCGTCCGGTGGTTCTTCTTCTGAGTCTAGTCAGGAGCCGCCTCCTGTTCAGGATGTTGTTAAGGATGAATGTACACGCATGGGGACATTAACGCAGTGTGTGAGGCAGGACGGTAAGTATTGCGCTACTTCATCGACGGGGCATCAGTATTGTTGGAAACCAGGTGAGGTGGGGACTCAGATTGCTTCTGACGGTAATCATGCAGCAACATTGAATAAAATTGATGTTCCTGTGATTGCTCCTGTGGACGCGCCTAAGGATAAGGGGGATTGGCGTGTCGATGGTAAAGGGACATCTACTCAGATTACTAATAATACTTATAACAATTATAATACAACTACATTTGCGTCTACTGGTTCTTCTGGTGGTTCTGCTGGTGGTTCTAGTGGTGGCTCTGGTGGTTCTAAAGACGGTGGTTCTGGCGGTTCTGGTGGTGATAAATCGGGCGGTGATAAATCGGGGGGTGATAAGGATACCCCCGGTAGCGGTTCGCCTTCAGGGACTGGTGTTCTTTATAAACGTAATGGTAAGACATTGGACGCCGTCGTATCAGGGTATCAGGCTAAAGTAAATGATCTTCCTTTTATTTCTGGTATTTCTTCCTTTTTGACTATTTCTGCATCTGGGGAATGTCCTGTATTTACGTTGTCTGCTTCTGCGTATTGGCCGGAAATGACATTTGATTATCATTGCAGCGGTGTTTTTTTGAGTTTTTTGCGGTCGGCTGGTTATATTATTTTTGCGATTGCTTCTTATTATGCTGTTCGTATTGCGACCTTGCGTTAGGTGGGAGGAATCATGTTTATATTAAGGGTTGGGTGGTTAACTGATCTTACGCAGTGGCTTTGGGACTTAATCACTAAGGTGTTTCTTGCTTTAGCTGATTTTGTTTCTGATATTTTTGTTTCGTTTTGTGACTTTTGTTTTTCATTGATTTTATTTGTTGTGGGGGTATTGCCTTGGCCCGATTTTCTTAAGCAGCAAACGATAGGGGACATGTTAGGTCAGGCTGGTAGTACGGTCGTGTGGTTTGCTGACGTATTTCAGTTGTCTAATTCTATGCGGGTGATTAGTGCGGCGATTGTTTTTTCTATATTTAGGCGGTTGTTAACTTTGGGAATTTGGTGATGTTGGTCTTCAATGAGGGTGTGCCTCGTTCTGGGAAAAGTTATGACGCGGTGAAGCATCATATTCTTCCTGCTCTTCGTGAGGGCCGCCGTGTTTATGCGCGTTTGAATGGGTTGCGTTATGAGTTGATTGCTCAGTATTTGGGGGTATCAGAGGCGCGTATTCGTGAACTTCTTTTCGTTGTTAATACGGATGACGTATTAAATACATTTGTTTGCTATCGTGATGAAGTTGATGGTAAGTGGTGTATTGAAGATCGTTTTAAAGATGTGTTGATTGTTATTGATGAAGTGCATGAGTTTTATGTTGAGTCTCGTGCACCGTTAGCACCTCAGATAGAGAATTTTTGGGCGTTATTGGGTCAGAATGGCGGCGATGCAGTGTTGATGACGCAGTGGATTAAGCGGATGCATCCTGCGATTCGTGCACGTATTGAACGTAAGCATAGTTTTCAGAAATTGACGGTTGTTGGTCTTAAGAACCGTTATCGTGTGACGTATTACCATACTGTGGCGGCAGGTAAGTTCGAGAAGGTGGGGAGTCAGACGTTTAAATATGATGCGTCTATTTTTCCTCTTTATGATGGGTATGCCCCAGGGGCACGGAATACGGAGGTGTATTCTCAGGGGAAGAGAACGGTCTGGGCAGTGATGTTAATAAAGGCTATTTTTTTCTTGGCAATCGGTGTTCTGGGGTTTCATTTTTATTCTCGTTATTTTGGTGGTGCTGGTCTTTCTACTCATGATGTTTCTAGTTCTTCTTCTTCTGGTGTAGGACAGGTGTTTAAGCCGGGGCAGGTTGTTTCTGGTCCTGTTCATCAAGATGTTGCAGCGCCTGCGGTGCCTCCTGTCGACCCTTTGTCAGATTTGGGGCCGGAACAGCGTTATATTTTTGATCTTAATACGAAGGGGCGGTTGCGTTTAGCAGCACTTGCGCAAGTTGGGAATGATTACCGTGCTTGGGTGCAATGGATTAATACGGAAAATGTGGTGATTGAACAGCTTGACTTGGGTCAGTTGCGTGCTTTGGGTTTTGATGTTTCTGTGCATTCTTATGGCATTCGACTGTCTGTCCTTAACCATGTTTTAGTTGCGACTGCATGGCCTTGGCGGGAACCTGTCCGTGAGACGGACCCGCGTTTATATAATTTATCCCGTGATCAGCAGCGATCAGGCGGCATTGCGAGCGCAGCGAGTGATGCCCCCGGTGATGCTTTGGTTCAGGGGGACATCATAGGAAAAGGGGAGCGTGCTATGGGGACGTTTCCGGAATCACCAGGCTATGAGCATCATGATGAATCGCGGTCTGGTTCTTTGTTTTCTCATTAGTTTTTGGGGTCTTGTTGTTATTTTTCATTCATATTTTTTTTATCTTTGTCAATAATGCAATTTTCATGCCAGTTATGATTGGTTCATAATCTATTTAGTTTATGTTCATAATTGTATCTGAAGGGGAGGGGAGTCCTTATTTTTCTTGAAATAGTTCTCAGTTAGTGGAATAGCTTGATAAAGAGTGTTGCTGCCGTTGCTCCTGCCGCAATGAGGCTACTACCGACTACTACCGGATACCATTTTGATTCTGCTGTTAGTTTTTTTGTTTGTGCATTTATCTCGTGAATTTCCGCTTGAATCTTGGCTGTTTCTGAGATTAATTTTGCAATTTGTATTCTTTGCTCATCTATGATCTCTGTTTTGTCTTCTTTGAGTGTCATTGTCATTTTTCCTAGTGCTTTCTTTGCATAGTGTAGAGCAGTAGAAGGGGGTGTAGGGGGCTAGCCCCCTACGGAGACGCTTTACGCTTTTGTTCGCGTTGTGTCAGTACATGCCTGAGTACGATGATCGACGCGGTTTCCACTGGCTGCGTGTCTTCTTTTATGCGAAACCGTTTTTTTAGGTGCGTCAGTGATGCGCTGCCGATCGGACGCGGCAAGGCCGCCTTGTGGTGCTGCCGCTCGTGCTTCTTCCATCATTTTTTGCCATTCCCTGGCAAGTGTGCATGTGAGCGATAACCATCTCAGCTGCCATTCTTCAATGGTTCTTCTTTCTGGTGTGACTAGTTTTCCGTTGATGAATGCGAATCCTCTCCAGTTACCTGTGAGTCTTTGATTTGGAATTTCATCGTTCTTCATTACGCGTGGACTAGTAACCTGTTTTTTAGTCTCTTTTCTAGACTACTGGCTAGTTCTCGTACCCACCTTCTCCACGTGGACATAATAGGCATTATGTGAATTTCACTATTGAAATTTTTACTTATTGACTGTGCTTGAGATGGGGTGGGGCAGGTAATGCTTGCGCCTACTAGTAACGTTGCCGCTGTTGCCGTTAGCCGTTCTAGCATTGATTTCCAGGCTGCGCGTTCTGTCGGTGATTCTGCTCGTTCTGCGTGTATTTTTGCTATCCATCTAGGGGCGTCTAGTTTTCCTATCGCACATAGTTGTGCGATCCGCTCGTCTGCTATAGGCGCTGTTCCTTGTCTCCATTGGTGGATTGTTTGCCTTTTGATGCCTATTTTTTCCGCTAGGCGGTTGTCTGAGCTGATTTTGTTTTTCTCTTACTTGATCTATTAACTCGTTCACGCTTTTCATGTCACATGATTTCTTGACTTGTCATGTATCTATGTTACGTTCTTGTTGTCACATTTTTATGTGACACCACCTCTCCATTCATCCTATCCTGGATGGGGAGGTGTTCTAAGGCAGGGTAGGGCACGGTAGGAGTGTTGAGATGATGAGAGTAGAGACGCGTAATCCACATGACGGTATGTGTTTTGAATCCTTAGGTGAACCATCTGCGGTTTCTGGTGTTCCGGTGACTGATCAAGGTGACTCTTGTAGTACTCCTTCTAAAGTTGATCTTTGGGTCGCTGGTATTGAAAAGGTAATGGAGGAGTTAGTTTTAGTTTCTTCTCGTTATGCTGATTTAGGTCTTGGTGATTTAGACATTGAGATTTTTAAATATGGAGATAGTGTTAATTCAGCTCTTTTAGACGCTTATTGTGATTTGACCCTTCTTTTAGATCATGTACAGCATATGCGTCAGGCGGCGGTGTCAGATGTCTAGGTTATCTGTTTTAGATTCTGATCTTCTTTTTGCTCACCAGTATATTGATTGTATGAATATATCTGTTTCAGATCTTGAAGCTACTGTTGAAAAAGTTCAGGGCGCGCTAGTGTTGCTGTTTCGTGTTGCTTCTAAAGCTTCAGATGAGAAAGTATTAGATGCAGTTCAGCTTATGTATATGTATTCGATGGATATTGTTTCTGAGCTTGAGGAAGTAAAGAAACATTTATCTTTTCTTTCTTCGGTATATACGAGGTGAACTATGCGTATTACCGATACTGAACGAGGCGCACGCATGGCATTGAATATTGCTGAGATGTACGTTCGTCAATTGGATTTTTGGCCAGATAGTTTACCTCAGCAGTTTGATTTTTGGTTGTCTGTGCGTGCTGCGGCATTGGATCAACTGGACGAGTGTTATTTATTAAGGCGATCATTAGCATGATTGATGTCTTTACTCTTTTCTTAGTGGTTACTGCCGGTATTTTTAATCTTTATGCTACACGCTTTGTGACTAGAGAGTGTGTCCTTTTGTTTTTATCTCTGCACTTTTTTCACTTATTCTAGCTTCTGTTCTTTTGTGTTTTAAGCTTTTTGGAATTTCTCGGTTTTAATAATGTTTGATTTATGGAACTCCGAAAAACTTAGTTTTGAATGTCTCTTTTTAGTTAGGTTAGCTATTGCTCTCTTTATTACTATTCTTTCTGGGGTTCTTTCATGCTTTTTCATGTTTCTAATTGTTTGGTTTTGCTTTTCTGCCTTTTCGTGGGTGCTAATTCCCATATCGTTCCTTATTTTTGTTCATTACGTTATTCAGGTGATTTGTGAACAAGTATAGT